CCTGAAAAATCCCAAGGGGCCTTACCTTAGTCCTGATACGCCGGAATATTGCGGTCGGTCACCAAAATGGATACGGTTTTCTGCCTCTCCTGGCCGGGCTGTGTGCGTTGAAACAGCTTTCTGCAATGTCCGGGGGCCTGGAAACAGAAAAATCGCTCTGTGAAGCTCCGGCAAGGCGGAAACACGTTTTCCCGTTTTGCTTGCAATCAATGCTGAGGGCCTATCCATGGTGGATCTCATGATCGAGGATCGTGGCAGCGGAAAATCGGCGGTGCTGCATGATGGGGAGATCCTCAGCCTTGGCCGCGGGGCCGTCGTTTGTGCTGCAGCCCGGAAGCTGATCGAACGCGGGCGCGATGGTGGGGAGTTTTTGCAGGCCTGGCGCGGTTCGACTTTGTGTCTGGCAGGGCAGATCAGAGCATTTGCTGCGCTCACCGTCTGGGAAACTGCCACGGGACCAAAATTTGCACCGTATCGGATCGATCGGAGGCATCCATGATCGAAGCCGTGATTTACGCGCTGATCTACATCGCGCTCTTGGCGCTGGTCGTCTATCTGGTGCTGTGGGTGACGACGGATGTGCTCGGTCTGCCCTTGCCGCCGAAGGTCATCCAGATCATCTGGGTGATCGTGGCGTTAGTGGTGATTCTGATCCTGGTGCGGTTGATCTTGGGCCATGGTGGGTTGCGGTTTCCGTAGGCGTGGCGTTTGGGTTTGCCCGGCGTTTTGGGGTCGTGCCTGCCCGGGCGAGCGGGAGCGGTGCGCACAGCCCTCAAGCTGCGCGCCGCTTTCCCGTTTATGAGCCTTTGTGTGAAAGTGTGAAAACATGAGCGAATACCTGATTGGCGCGGCGTGGGGGCTGATGGTCGTTTCGATGACCTTGGCGCTGGTGGCGGTGCTGCGATGAGGCAGAACGGGCGGCCGAGCGCGGCGCGGCTGGCGATCCGCTGCGAGCCGGACCGGCCACAACCTCCGGAGGAATTTTCCGAGGCCGAGGCGCGCGAGTGGGTGACCATCGTCGAGGCCTATCCGGCGGACTGGTTTCTCGCCGGCAACCTGCCGATTTTGCGGCAGTATTGCCGCCACATCGTGCGAGCCGGGGATATCGGGCAATGGGCGCACGCGGCGACCACGCAGGAGGAACGCGACCATTGGCTCGCCGAGGAACGCCGGCAGAGCGACCTTATCCATAAACTGGCGCGTTCAATGCGCCTCACGCAGGCGGGCATCCGTGCAAAATACTACGCCGCACCAACCAAGCTCACACCAACCGCTCGCCCGTGGGACAGCGACAACATCGGGTCGGCATAGTCGCGGCAATCAGGCGATCGACTGGATCCAGCGGTATTGCCGCATTCCGGAAGGCAAGGACGTCGGCAAGCCGGTGATCCTGCGGGTGTGGCAGCAGAACGAAATCCGCAAGATTTACGACAACGAGGCCGGCACGCGGCGGGCGATCGTGTCGTTCGGGCGCAAGAATGCCAAGACCACGCTGGCGGCGTTCCTGTTGCTGCTGCATCTGTGCGGACCGCGGGCGAAACCGAATTCACAGCTTTACTCGGCGGCGCAATCGCGCGAGCAGGCCGGTATCATTTTCTCGCTGGCGGCAAAGATCATCCGCATGTCGCCGGACCTGCTGGCCACCGTGCAGATTCGGGACACGGCAAAGCAACTGCTGTGCCCGGAGCTCGGCACGGTGTACCGGGCGCTCGCCGCCGAGGCCTCGACCGCCTACGGGCTGTCGCCGGCGTTCCTGGTGCACGACGAGCTCGGCCTCGAGCGCGGCAACCGCTCGCAACTTTACGAGGCGCTCGAGACCGCGACCGGCGCGCAGGAGGATCCGCTCTCGGTGATCATCTCGACGCAGGCGCCGACCGACAGCGACCTGCTCTCGATGCTCATCGACGATGCCGCCGCCGGCAACGATCCGCGGGTGACGCTGTCGCTGTACACGGCGCCGGTCGGCCTCGATCCTTTTGCGGCCGAGACGATCAAGCTGGCCAATCCGGCATTCGGCGATTTCCTCAACGCGCGGGAAGTCATGGCGATGGCCGAGGACGCCAAGCGCATGCCGGCGCGCGAGGCGGAATTCCGAAATTTGATCCTCAATCAGCGGGTCGAGGCCTCCTCGCCATTCATCTCGCGCAACGTCTGGTCGGCCTGCGGCAAGCCGGTGAAACCGTTCGGGAACGTGCCGGTATACGGCGGCCTCGATCTGTCTGAGACGCGCGATCTCACCGCCTTCGTACTCATCGGCAAGGTCGACAACGTGTGGCAGGTGCATCCGACATTCTGGCTGCCGGGAGATGGCCTGCGCGAAAAGGCGCGCACCGATCGGGTGCCGTGGGATCTCTGGCGCGAGCAGGGTTTCTTGAATGTGGCGCCCGGCAAGTCGGTCGACTACGAATTCGTTGCCGAGTATGTCCGCGGCTGTTTCGAGAAATACAACATCCACAAGATCGCTTTCGATCGCTGGAATTTCCGCCATCTGCGGCCGTGGCTCGGCAAAGCCGGGTTTACCGACGCGCAGATCGAGGCGACGTTCATGGAGTTCGGCCAGGGATATGTATCGATGTCGCCGGCGCTGCGCGACCTCGAGGCCGAGCTCATCAATGAGCGCATGGCGCACGGCGACCATCCGGTGCTGTCGATGTGCGCGGCCAATGCCGTCGTCGACAAGGACGCCAAGGGCAACCGCTGCTTGAACCGGAAGAAATCGCCGGCACGCATCGACGGCATGATCGCGTTGACGATGGCATTAGGTGCGGCGCCGAGCCTGGTCGAGCAGCCGGCGCCGACCTACGGAATGTATTTCGTGGGCTGAAAGCTTTCTCGTTTCAACGTCGAAACCCTTTCCGAAAACCTTTCTCGAAAGGTCACGGTGAAATCATGCCGACACCACATCCGCAGACCGAAAGCAAGGACGAATGGATGGACCGTTGCATTCCGGCCGTGATCGATGACGGCGCCGCCGCCGATACCGAGCAGGCCGTCGCCATGTGCTCGAGCATGTGGGAGGATTCGGCCAAGTCGGCTATCGCGGTCGATCGCGCCTATGCCTTGATAAATATCAAATCGGTTGCCGACGAGCAGCGCACCATCACCGGCACCGCCACCACGCCGGAACCGGACCGCCTCGGCGATATCGTCGAGCCGCTCGGTGTGAGTTTCAAGAACCCATTGCCGCTCCTGTGGCAGCATCGCGCCGCCGAGCCGGTCGGCACCGCCACGTTCGCGAAACCGACGAAAGACGGCATCAGCTTCACCGCCCGGCTGGCCAAGGTCGACGAGCCGGGCCGGTTAAAAGACCGCATCGACGAGGCCTGGCAGTCGATCAAGGCCGGGCTGGTGCGCGGCGTCTCGATCGGCTTTCGCGCCCGCGAAACTTCCATGATGAAAGACGGCGGCATCCGGTTCATCAAGTCAGAGGTCTTGGAGTTGAGCCTCGTCACCGTGCCGGCCAACGCCTCGACGACCATCGCCACCATCCGTTCTCTCGCTGCCGCGCCGACCGCGCCAGGTCACAAGGCAAACGGCAACGCTCACTCGCCCGGCGTCACGGGATCAAGCAAACCACGCACGCCGAAAGGGGCGAAAGCAATGACCATCCTCGAACAGATCGAGGCGTTCGAAAAGCAGCGTAAAAGCAAGTTCGAACGCATGAACGACATGATGCAGAAAGCGGCAGACGCCGGCGAGACGCTGGCGCCGGAAGCCAACGACGAATACGATGGCCTCGAGCGTGAGCTCGGCGGCATCGATGCACACTTGAAGCGGCTGCGCGAGCTCGAAGCCCGCAACGTCGCGCAGGCAACGCCGCTCGACAACGTCACCACGATCGCGCGCGCAAGCGAAGCCCGCTCGAGCTATCCGGTGATCCGCGTCAAGGCCAACGTGCCGCCCGGCACCGCCTTCGTGCGGCGGCTGATCGCCGAGACTCGCAACGTCATGGGATGGGACCGGCGGCATCCGGCCGACATCGCCAAGGCCGAGCCGGCTTGGCACAACACGCCCGAGGTCGAGATGTATCTGCGCGCCGCAGTCGACGCCGGGACAACGACGCATGCAACCTGGGCGGCACCGCTGGTCGAGCCGACCAATCTGACATCGGAGTTCGCCGAGATGCTGCGCATGGCCAGCATCATCGGCCGCATTCCCGGTATCAGGCGGGTCCCGTTCAATATCAAGGTGCCAAGGCAGACGGGCAGCTCGACCGTCAACTGGATCGGCGAGACCCGCGTCAAGCCGGTGTCGGCGCTCGTCTTCGATCAGATCACGCTGACACACACAAAAGTCGCGGGGATCGTCATAATCAGCGAAGAGCTCCTGCGCTTCAGCAACCCGGCAGCCGAGGAAATCATCCGCAACGATCTGCGTGACAAGATCACTGAACTTGTCGATCATGATTTTCTCGATCCGACGCTGGCGGAGCAGACCGGCGTGCGCCCGGCCTCGATCACCAACGGCGTCACCCCCATCAACGCCAGCGGCACCAATGCCGATGCGCTCCGTGCCGATCTCGGCGATCTGCTGGCCGAGTTCCTCGGGGACAACATGGATCTCGGATCGCTCGTGCTGGTGATGAAGCAGGATCAGGCGATGCGTATCTCGCTCATGGTCAACACGCTCGGCACGCCGGAGTTCCCCGGCATGACGCGCGACGGCGGCACGCTGGTCGGCATCCCGGTGATCGCCAGCCAGAACATCGTCGACAGCGGCGGCTCGCCGACCGACGGATCGCTCATCGTCGCCATCAACGCCCGCGACATCCTGCTCGCCGACGACGGCGCCGTGACCGTCGATGCCAGCCGTGAAGCCTCGGTGCAAATGGACAGTTCACCGGACAGCCCGTCGACCGGTTCCACAAATCTCGTCAGTTTGTGGCAGCACAATCTAGTCGGGCTGCGTGCCGAGCGGATGATCAACTTCAAAAAGCGCAGAAGTACCGCGGTGAATTATATTCAATTCGCGAAATACGAGTAATCACGCGAACTCGATCTCGCGCACGGTCAACTTGCCGTCGGCGGCCAACCGCAACAGTTTTGCGGCCGCCGGCGGCACGCCGATCTCGCCGGCAATCCAGCGGCGCACCGTGCGCCCTCCCATTTGGTGATCCTGTTATAGGGCAACCTGCCCCTTATAGGTCAATATGCCCTGAAAATTATTTTCACGATGTTTGCACCTGTGTCGTCAATGCAACAGGAGTTCCAGCGATGCCGCGCATGATCGCGATGAAACGCATCTATTATCCGAAAGGTACCGGCAGCGGCCGCGATATCGCCGTCGGCGAGGAATTCGACGCATTGTCGGACCGCGACGCCGATCGGTTGCTCAAAGTGCGCTATGCCAAATTCGCCGATGATGCGCCGAAAGACAAATCGCAGCCGCTCGAACTGCCGCGCCTGGCGGAAGCGAAAACAGCCGCCGCGGACAAACCGGCAGCCGATCTGCCGACACCGAGCAAGCGCACATACCAGCGCCGTGACATGGAACCGAAACCCTGATGCGCGTGCTCGGCTACGAAATCACCCTGCGCAAGCAGGCGCCGCCGGGATCGAACATCGTCGGCGATCGCGGTCATTGGTGGTGGCCGATCGTGCGGGAGCCGTTCACCGGCGCCTGGCAGCGCAACGAGGAACTGCGCACCGAAACCATCCTGTCCTACTACGCGGTATACGCCTGCATCACGCTCATCGCCGGCGATATCTCGAAAATGCGCATCCGCCTCGTCGAGCGGAGCGCCGATGGCGTCTGGCACGAGATCGAGGCGCCGGCATTCTCGCCGGTGCTGCGCAAGCCAAATCATTTCCAGAACCGCATCGAATTCTATGAGCAGTGGATGCTCTCCAAACTCATCCACGGCAACACCTATGTGCTCAAAGAACGCGACCAATCGCGCATCGTGCGCCGTCTCTATGTGCTCGATCCGCTGCGGGTGAAAGTGCTCGTCGCGCCCGACGGCAGCGTGTTCTATGAACTCGGCAGCGACCGGCTGCCGCGGCTCGAGTTCCAGCGCACGGTAACCGTGCCGGCATCCGAGATCATCCACGATCGCAATGCCCCGCTATTTCATCCGCTTTGCGGCGTGTCGCCATTGATGGCATCGGGGCTCGCCGCCGCACAAGGATTGAACATCCTCGGGAGCTCGAGCAAGTTTTTCTCGCAGGGCGCCAATCCCGGCGGCATCCTCACCGCTCCGGGCGCCATCGGTGACGACACCGCCAGGCGCCTGAAAGATCACTGGGAACAGAATTATACCGGAACGAACGTGGGGCGAATCGCGGTGCTCGGCGACGGCCTCAAATACGAGCAGATGTCGGTCAACGCCGTCGACGCGCAGCTGATCGAGCAGTTGAAGATGTCGGCGCAGACCATCTGCACCGCCTTCCACGTGCCGCCCTACATGATCGGTGTCGAGCCGCCGCCATCGTGGAACAACGTCGAGGCGCTGTCGCAACAGTATTATTCGCAGTGCCTGCAGAAGTACGTCGAGAAAATCGAGCTCGGCCTCGACGACGGCCTCGGCCTCACCGCGGTCGAGGGCAAGACCTACGGCAGCGAATTCGATACCGACGATCTGTTGCGCATGGACACGGCGACCAAGGTTAAGGCAGTCGGCGATGCCATCCGCGCCGGCTTCCTGGCGCCGAACGAAGGCCGCAAGAAATTCGATCTCGGTCCGGTCGAGGGCGGCGAGAGCCCGTATCTCCAAGAGCAGAATTTCTCGCTCGCCGCACTGGCCAAGCGCGACGCCGGCGATCCGTTCGCCAAGCCGGAACCGGCGCCGCCGCCGCCCGAGGATGACGTCGAGCTCACCGACGACGGGGATGAGGGCGACGAGAGCGACGAGGCCGGGCGCGAGCGCGCCATCGCCGACCTATGGGAAAGGGCGCTGGCATGACGCCACGCGACGCCGAGCTCATCACCACGCTGGCCAAACTGGTCAAGGAACACGTCGAAATCGAATTGCGCAAACTGATCGTGCGGCTCGAGGCGCTGGAAAGTGTCGACTTCCGCGGCGAAAAAGGCGAGCGCGGCGACAAGGGTGAGCCGGGCGACCGCGGCGAGCCTGGCCCGGCGGGGCCGGAAGGCTCGCCCGGCCGCGACGGCCGTGACGGCCTGCCCGGTATTCCCGGCGCGCCCGGCGACAAAGGCCTCGACGGCAAGGATGGCCGCGACGGTCTCGACGGCCTCGGCTTCGACGAGCTCGAGGCGGTGCAGGATGGCCGGACCGTGACTTTCCGCTGCAAGGGTGCCGACGGCCGCGAGCGCATCATCGGCAGCGCGACCTGGCCGGTACAAATCTATCGCGGCGTATACAAGGCCGATTGCGACTATGCGCAGGGCGATGCCGTGACCTATGCCGGCTCGACGTTCGTCGCTGTCGAGACGATCAAAGGCAAGCCGGAGGAAAGCGACAGCGGCTGGATCCTCGCGGTCAAGCGCGGCCGCGACGGCCGCGACGGCAAGCCCGGCGCCAAGGGCGAGCGCGGTGATGCCGGTGCGCCCGGCCGCGATCTCACGCAACTAGGTTTCGACGGTCGCAAATGGTGAGCTCATGGGATTAGTGCGCATCGAGGCGCCGTCGGTGCTGCCGATCACGGTCGAGCGCATGAAGGCACGATTGCGCGTCGATCATGCTTTCGACGATACGCTGATCGAGGAGTTGATCGGCGAGGCGACCGACTACTGCGAAGGGCCGGAAGGGTTCCTCGCCCGCGCGCTGGTGACGCAGACCTGGGAATTGGTGCTCGACGAATTCCCCGACAACGAAATCCGTATCCCGTTGCCGCCGCTGCAGGAGGTTGTCAGCGTCACCTACGATGACGGCGATGGCATCGCGCAGGTGCTCGACACTTCCGAATACACCGTCGACACATCCAATCAGGAAAGCGGCTTCGGCTGGATCCTGCCGGTGAGCTCGGGCTCCTGGCCGAGCACGTTCGACGGCATCAATGCGGTGCGCATTCGCTTCGTCGCCGGCTATCCGCCGACCGACGATTCACCGCCGGACCTGCGCGGCAACATCCCCGGCTCGATCATCTCGGCGATTTCGCTGCTGGTCGGCAGCATGTACGAGCACCGCGAGGATATCGTCGTCGGCCAGGCGGCCAGCCGGATTCCGCGCAACGCCGAGGATCTGCTGCGCCGCAAGCGCATGCATCTCGGCATGGCATGATCAACCGCGCCGCCGAGCTCGGGCCGGCAAGGTTTTCGTGGTGGCAGGATTGGCGCGGCGAGTGCGTCGCCATCGTCGCCTCGGGACCGTCGACCAGCAAGGCAGCGGTCGAGGGGCTGCGTGATCGTATTCACGTGATCGCCATAAAGCAAAATGTCGAGCTCGCCCCATGGGCCGAGGTCGTCTATGGCTGTGATGCGCCATGGTGGATATGGCGCAAAGGCCTGCCCGACTACGGCGGCATCAAGATCACCCAGGCGCGGCTGGCGAAATCGCGCTATCCGAATCTTGTCTGCGTCGAGGTCAAGCACGTCGACAAACTGCTGGTCGAGGAGCCGGGCATCATCGGTTCCGGTGGCAATTCCGGATTTCAGGCAATCAACCTCGCCGTGCAATTCGGTGCGACCGGCATCATGCTCATCGGTTTCGACTACCACGACAAGGGCGGCGTGCACTGGTATGGACGCAATCAGGCGCAAGGCATGAACAATCCGGGCGAGGTCAATTTTTCCCGCTGGCGCCGGGCGCTCGCCGCCATCGTGCCCGAGCTCGAGGCGCGCGGCATCGACGTCGTCAATGCCAGCAACGGCTCGAGCATAACCTGTCTGCGCAAGCGCGGCATCGACGAGACGTTTCGGCAATGGGGCTTGTGACCAGCTCGCCGCATCAATCGATCTGGATCGGTTTCGAGCCGCGCCAGCAACTGGCCTATGACGTGGCCTCCTGGTCGATCCGCCGGCACAACCGACATATCCCGATTCGCGGGCTCTATCTGCGTTTGCTGATCGAAAAAGGCTTTTATCGGCGACCGATCGAAATCCGCAACGGCCGCCGCGGCGAGCGGCAGATGTGGGATACTTTGAGCGACGCGCCCATGGCGACGGAATTCGCGGTGTCGCGGTTCCTGGTTCCGCATCTCGCCAGATACGGATGGGCGCTCTACCTCGATTGCGACGTGATGCTTCGGCGCAACGTCTCGCATCTGTTCGAGCTCGCCGATGACCGCTATGCGGTAATGTGCGTGCAGCACGATCACCGGCCGCAGGCGACGTCGAAAATGGATGGCCAAATCCAAACCAGCTACGCGCGGAAAAATTGGTCGAGCGTCATGCTGTTCAATGTCGAGCATCCTGGCAATGCGCGGCTGACGGTCGAGATGATCAACCGTCTGCCCGGCCGCGATCTGCACCGGTTTTGCTGGCTACGCGACGACGAGATCGGCGCACTGCCGCCAGAATGGAATTTTTTGGCCGGCAACGGGCAGGCGATGGCAAATCCGGCATTGGTGCATTTCACCAACGGGCTGCCGGACGTGCCCGGTTGCGAGGCGCAGCCGTTCGCCGACGACTGGCGCGCACTGGTGCCGCATGCGGTCGGCGCGCAATGGTGAAAACGACCAACGGATGGACGACACGTGGTTTCCAGCGGCGCGCCATCGGCTGGCATGGTTATCGCTTCGATGGCATTTCGGATGTGCTGATGCGTTGCCGCGATGCCAGCGTGCTCGACATCGGTTGCAACCGCGGCATGATCTCGTATGAGCTCGCATTGAATGGCGCCACGCTGTGCCACGGCGTCGATAACTATGCCGACGGTGTGCGCATCGCCAATGAAATCTTCGCCGACATCCGCGCGGTCGAAGGCCGTTTCGAGGTCGTCGATCTGCGCGGCGGCATGAAAGCGATCACCGCGGCATTCGGCGATCAATTCCGCCGCAACTATGACATCGTGGTTTACATGGCGGTGCATCACAAACTGCAGCGGGTCATGGGTGCCGAGCCACTGGCGCGACTGGTCATCGACCTGGCGCACTGTTGCCAGGGTTATTTCCTGTTTCGCGGCGGGCAGCCCGAATTCGACGAGATCGAGCCAGTTCTCACGATGGCGCATCTCGAGCTCGTGCAATGGTCGCACATCCCGCACGATGACGCGCCGGCCGCGATTTGGAGGAGGCGGCCATAGGCGCGGGGGACGATTTGATGGCCACCGGCATGGCCAAGGGCGCGGCGCGCCGCGGCAAGCGCATCGCCTTCGGCGACGGCAAGCGCATTATCTGGGGACCGTTCTCGAAAGACATCTTTCGCGGCAATCCGAATGTCGCGCCGCCCGGGTCGGAACGCGATGCCGACCTCGAATGGATCGCCTATTACAAGGGCAACCGGCAATACAACACATGCCGTAACGGCCGCTGGATCTGGAATTATGATTTTCGGCCGCAGCCGGGCGAAATCTACCTCGACAAGGGCGAGCTCGCCTTTGCCAACACCATTACCGAAGGGACCATCATTCTCGAGCCGAACGTCCCGCAAAAGACTGCTGCCATCAACAAGCAATGGCCGCTCGAGCGGTGGCAACGCCTCGCCGATGTTCTGCTCGATTGCGGCCATGATGTCTGCCAACTGCAATACGCTGGCGCGCGGCATTACCTTTCTGGTGTTGCTCGCATTCGCACCGATACGTTCCGCCTGGCGCTGGCGGCGTTGTCGCGGGCGCAACTCTGGATCGGGCACGAGGGCGGAATGCATCACGGCGCGGCGGCGCTCGACGTTCCTGCAGTGGTTATATTCGGCGCCTGGATCCCGCCGGCCGTGACCGGATACGCAATGCACGCCAATCTCACCGGAGGCGCCACGACGGCATGCGGTTCGCTGCGGCCGTGCAACCATTGCCGTGACGCGCTGGACGCCATCAAGCTTACCGACGTGACGCAGGCGGTGAAGGCGTTGCTGTCATGAAGTACCAGACCGCCATGCTGCAGGATCGCGTCGAGATGCGGAAATTTCTCGATCTGATCAAGCGCGAAAAGGTCACCCGCTATCTCGAGATCGGCTGCAAGCACGGCGGCTCGCTCTGGTTCATCGGCTCGGAACTGCCGCCACGCTCGCGCATCGTTGCCGTCGATCTGCCGCACGGCGATCGTTCGTTCAAGGAATCGCAGCCGCATCTCGAGGCCTGTGTCGATCATCTTTTGCGCCTCGGTCACGAGGCCTATCTGCTCATTGGCGACAGCACCGATCCGCAAGTGATCGCGGACGTGACAAAGCTCGGGCCGTTCGATCTGGTGTTCATCGATGCCAATCATACCGAGCCCTATGTGCGCGCCGATTGGAAAGCCTACGGCGAGCTCGGCCGCATGGTGGCGTTCCACGACGTCGGCTGGATCGCCCGGCCCGAGCCGACGAAGAAAATGCCGATCGAGGTGCCGCGGATATGGGCCGAGATCAAGCAACAGCATCGGCATGTCGAGATCCGCAATTGTCCGCGCGACAACGGCATCGGCGTGCTGTGGAGGTACTGAGAAATGGCCGCTCGATACAAGGGCGAGCCGCTGCAGGACAAGAACGAGCTCGCAGCGTTCATACAAATTCTGCGCCAGGAATCAGTGCGGTCCTATCTCGAAATCGGATCACTGTTCGGCGGCTCGCTGTGGCGCATTGCACTGGCGTTGCCGAGAGGGTCGCGGGTCGTCGCCGTCGACGAGATGGCGCACCATCCGGATGCAAAGGCGGATTTGGAGGAATGCATCGGGCAATTGCGCGCATCCGGTTATGACGCGCATTTCATCCATGGCGACAGCACCGCGGCGGAAACGATCGATCGTGTCGCCGAATTTGGGCCATATGATGCACTGTTCATCGATGGCTGTCATGCGCCGGAATACGTTGAGGCCGATTGGAATAATTACGGGCCGATGGCGCGCCTCGTCGCATTCCACGATATCAACTGGAACGAGACCTGGCGCAGCCGCAAGGGCAATACACCGGACGCGACGCGGATGGGCACACCGAAATTCTGGAATGACGTCAAGCAGGGCCGGCGGTTCAAAGAATTTCGTTTATATCCGCCGAATAATTACTACGGCATCGGCGTGCTGTGGCGCTGATCATCGCGACCTGGATCTGGGGCAGCAAGTATACGGCCGATTATGTAGGCAAATTGGCGCGTGGCATCCGCCGCAACATGCGGACGCCTTATCGGTTCATAGTGGCGACGCCGCAATGGGAAGATGAATGGTTAACGCAAGCCCCCGGCTGCTTGGCGCGGTTGCGGATGTTCGATCCGCACTGGCAGCACCGGCAGGGATTGCGGCAGGGCGATCGGCTGGTGACCATCGATCTCGATGTCGTCATCACCGGCGACCTGTCGCCGCTGTTCGATCTCGACGCGAGTTTCATCATTCTCGGCGGCGCCAATAGCGTGAACCCGTGTCCGTACAACGGCTCGATCATGATGCTGACCTGCGGCGAGCATGCCGACGTGTGGAATGATTTCAGCCTCGAGGCGGTGCGTGCGGTGCCGTTCCATGCATTCCCCGATGATCAGGCATGGCTGGCGCACAAACTGCCGTGGGCGGCGACGTGGCAATGCGGCTCGAGCTCCGGCATCTATGCGTTCAAAAAACCGGGCTGGCCGCGCGACGATCGGTTGCCGGCCGATGCGCGCCTCGTGGTGTTTCCCGGTTGGCGCGATCCCGCCAAGTTCACCAAACTGCCATGGGTACGGCAGCATTGGCAATGATCGATCCCGATCGGGTACGCTTGTTCATCCCGCCGGGCCTGAAAGGTTTCAAGCAAAATTTGTTTGACCGCATCGGCCGCAAGGTCGGAGGCAGCGTGCGCGACTATGACAAACTCGCGCAGTTGCCTGACGATGTGATCCCCATCGTGGGCTGCACGGCCGAGTTGCGCCCGTTGATCGATCGATGGCAGGCCCGCGGTCGCACGTGGATCTATTGGGACCGTGGTTATTGCCGCAGAGTGTTTGCAACCGATCTGCCGCGCGGGGCAGACGGTGGCATGTACCGGTGGCACATCAATGCATTTCAGATGGCGAAGATTCGCCAGGTGCCCAGCGATCGATGGATACATACGAAAACAGAAGTGATCCCGTGGGCGCGCGGCGGCCACCACATCGTCATCGCCGAGCCGTCGCCGTATTATGCGAAGTTTCACGGCATCGAGGATTGGACTGAAAGGACCGTAAAGCAGTTGCAAGCGGCTACCGATCGACCGCTGGTTTTTCGCACCAAGGAAATGCAGCGGCGAGCCAGCGATCGCATGCCCGGCGGGCGACGGTTGTGGGATGACCTGCAAGGCGCTCACGCTCTGGTGACGCATGGATCGAATGCCGGCGTCGAGGCGGTGATCATGGGCTGCCCGGTGTTCGTCGATACGAGCTCGGCGGCGGCGCTGGTCGGCAAAACCGATCTCTCGCAGATCGAAAATCCGATCTATCCGGATCGAGAGCCGTGGCTATGGTCTCTCGCTTACTGCCAATTCAATGAGCATGAATTGGTAGATGGCACGTTGTGGGCGTTGATTGACTAGAATCGAAACCGAGGAGAAATGAAATGGCCAAGTATGCTATCAGCAACGGCACCGCCGGCACGCAGCAGGCGATGACGACGACCTACAAGACTGCAATCAGCCTCACCGCCGCAACGGGCGCAACCACGCTTCGCCGCGCATATATCTATGACGCCATGTTCGGTGCTGACGGCACGCCAGCCGATAACGTGCTTACGTACAAGGCCGATCGGCAGACCAGTGTTGGTACCGGCACCGCGGCAACCGCGGCGCCAATCGATGCCGCCGACGCTGCCGCCCTGGTGACGGAAACGGTCAATCACACTGCCGAGCCAACCGTAACTGCCTCGACCCAATTGATCGAAATTCCCGTAAATCAAAGGGCATCGTATAGGTGGGTCGCCTCACCGGGCGGTGAATTGATTGTTCCGGCAACTGACGTCAACGGCATCGGGTTCCGGGCGAAATCTCCCGCCTATACCGGGACGATCATGTGCACGGTGCATTTCTTCGAATAGCGATGGCGCAAGGCTACGCCACGATCACCGGGCCGGATGGAGTGCGCGAGTGCGATACGCACACTTGCGCCCATTGCCAGCGCGTCGTGCATGTGCCGGTGAACAAGAAGATCGAGGAGGTCGGCGACTTCTGTCGCGCCTGCATGAAGGTGATCTGTGCGCGTTGCGCCAAACTGCGCGTCTGTACGCCGTTCCTCAAAAAGATCGAGCGCGCGGAAACACGCGCAGCAAATCGGCGGATGTCGTTCGGATGAGAGGTGAATATGGCAAACGTGTTAAACCGCACGACCAAGCAATTTCTAACATCGGCCAATACGCCGGAATATCCTGTCGAGCAGTGGATACATAATCCGGACATGTCCGAGGTCGTGGGCTATCCGTCAAAGTATTGGGTCATCACCGGCGACGTGGTTACGCTCATGTCCAAGGCCGAGCGTGATGCGGTTGATGCAAACGAGTTGGATGCAAACCGCGATGCTACGGCTACGCGCATGGATAACGTCGAGGACATTATCCGGGCGCTGGCATTGACCACGATGGACGATCTCAATCTGCACTCGGAACGGATGAATGCAATTTTGGACGCGATCGATCAGAATTCGACATTGGCGACGATAAAATCAGCAATCGCGGACATACCGAACATTCCGCAGCGAACTGGCGCACAGCTCAAGACTTCAGTGCGTAGCAAGTTGGGGAATTGAGATGGCATCGGGCGATACGCTTCTCATTATGACCGCAGAGCATGCAAACCCGCCGAACGCAACCACGGCGGCGCAGTTGACCGTCATGGGTGGCGCGTCGACGCCGGCAGAGAGCATTCCCGTTGTCGCCTTTGATGACACTACAGAAGAGTTCATGGATTATCGCGGCGTGATGCCGCAATTCTTTTCCGGCGGCGGGACCACTGTGATCATCGGCTACTCGGCGGCGGAAGCAGCCCCGGACGTGGTCGCTTGGGGAGCGGCGTTTCGGCGGATCGCCGACGACGCCGAAGATTTGGACACTACCAGCCATTCCTATGATTTCAACGTCGTAGTGGACACGGCACCGAGCGCGGTCGGTGAAGTTGCTTATGCGAGCATTACATTTACGGCTGGCGCCGACATGGATGGAGTGGTAGCAGGGGATTATTTCGATCTACGGATTTTTCGCGATACGACGCCAAGCTCCGGTACCGACGTTACCGGCGATGCGAGCATTCATTTCATCGAAATTCGAGAGACCTGATGGCCGTCAACCTTCTCGGCGCATCGAATGCGCGTGTTGATTTTGGGGATTTGGCGATTGACGCTGGTGTCACCGCCTTGACGGTTTCCATCACGTTTCTGGCTTCCGCTGTCGCGGACGATGAGCGACTCGCCAGCCATTGGGGAGCTGTCAGCGCAAACCTTGCATGGGTTCTGGCGGTCACCGACACGAACGAGCTCGCTATTGCCGTTTCAGACGGCGGCGGCGGCGGTGCCAGTTTGCTTGGGCGCAAAACCACTGACTTGGATTTTGCGACGGGAACGCTTTATCGCTGCGTGTTCAGGTGGCGTGCCGATCCGAAGGCGATGGAAATATGGGTTAACGGTGTAAATCGCACCGTTGGTATTTTTGCTGGTCTTGATGGTACTCCGGCAACTTTGACCGACTCTTCGAGCTCTATTCAGGTTGGGCATGAGACGGCAGAGGGACTTGACGGCGTCGACGGGGACTATTCCGAGTTCGCCATCCATCCGGTTTATATGCCGGATCATTACTGCATCGCATACGGCAACGGCTATTCACCCAGGTTTTACCCAAGAGCGAATTCGTTCTATTGTCCTCTGTGGAATACGTCGAACCTATTGGACATTTGGAGTAGCGCAGTTGGGTCGAATAGTAGTGGCACCAACGCCGCACATCCGCCTATCATAAAACCAATCGGGCTACATCCTGCCGTTTTTGTCGCGGCCGTCACTGGTGAGATCGCATTGATTTCGTCACAAGTAGCTCTGGTGACCAGCCGACGTATGGTCGCCTATTAAGGGTGCACGGCAATGGCCTTTGGTGATCACAAAGGCTCGCTGACTGCCTCGGTCGCCTCGGTCACCAATCCTACCAACCTCACCGGCTCGGTCTTAGTCGCCGTCGCTGACCTGATCTTCGTCTGCTTTTCGCAGCAGACGGCGCTCACCGCAACGGCGGCGAGCGACAATCTCGGCAACTCCTACACTGCAGTCAACGCCGGCACCGATGCCGGCAACGCGACGATCCGCTGCTTCTATTCGCTCGTCACCGCCGCCGGCACGCTGACGCAGGTGTCGGTCGCCGCCACCGCCTCGGTCAACGACGCCAGTGCCGTCGCCTCGGTGATCGAGGGGCCGTTCCACGTCTCGCCGCTCGACGCCAATCCGGCCAACACGACCGACGGCACTTCGCCACACGATTGCCCTCCGACCGGCACGCTGGCGCAGCGGAACGAAGTGGTGATGGCGGCGTGCGCCATCGCCGCCAACGTCACGCTCACAGCCACCTCGCCCGGCGTCATCACGCAGACGGTCGCCCGCGCCAACGTCTCGACCGGCGTACAACGGATCGTGGTTACCAGTACGGCGACGGTGACGCCGCAGTTCGGCGCCGGCTCGACCGTTAATGCCGCACAGACTACGGCATCGTTCCGCCAGGATCCGACCTTCGCGGATGCCGTCTATCCGTCGCGGTTTCCGCCTCGCGTGCTGCCCGTCGCGGTCATGGCGGCGGGTTTGTTCTGGAGCGGGATGACGCCATCGGCGGTCCCGACGCCGGGTAACAACGATGTCGTCGCCAGCGCCGCATCGATGCCGGTGCCGTATCGGAGGGCGACGCTCTACAAGTCGCTGCACGAGGCGGTACCGATCGTTGCGCCGCCTCCGACGCCGGGTGACGATGCCGTCAAGGCTACCTCGATCGTCATCTCGGTTCCGTATTTTAGGGACCGGCTCTATCCCTCGCTGCATCAGCCGGTCCCTGTCGAGATAACAGGCTGGCAGCAACCGCCCTCTCAGCCGACGCCGCGCGCTACCAGGCCGCAGCCGGAGGCGCTGAGCTATTCCTACTTCCTCGAGGCCGTCGAGGTCGTCACCCTCGACAAATGGTTTTCGCCACTTGCCGAGCCGGTGCGGCGCAAGCCCAGCGTCGCAGCTCTCCCGGCGAACATCAACGATCCGTTCCCGCAAATAACCATCGACTGGCATCGACCGCTGTCGGAGCCAGTGCGGCGCAAGGTTTCGGCACCGCCAACAGAATTCGCGTTCTATTCAGAACCGGTCATCAAAATTGACTGGTATATATCGCTTGCCGAACCGGTCCGACGCAAGGACAGCGTTGCCTCGGTGCCGGCGAGCATCAACGATCCGTTCCCGCGGACCGTCGAGGAATACGCCTGGCATCGGCCGCTGTCGGAGCCGATGCGGCGCAAGAAGCCACCGCCTCCGACAGAGTTTTGTTGGGGCTACCTTCACGTCTCGGATGAGCTGATTACGCTCGACAAATGGTTCGCGCCATTTGCCGAGCCGATGCGGCGCAAGGATAGCGTCGCAGCTCTCCCGGCGAGCATCAACGATCCGTTCCCGCGAACGGTCGAAGAATATGCGTGGCATCGGCAGTTGTCGGAGCCGATCAGGCGCAGGCAACCGGCACCGCCGACCGTCTTTACCTGGGGTTATCTCACCCCTTCGGATGAGATCGTTACGCTCGACAAGTGGTATCAGCCGTTCGCGCGGCCGGTGATTGTCGAGCAGCCAAGTCAGCCGGATGGCTTGATATCGGTCCCGTTTGTCGAGCGCACGGATCGCGTCGACAAATGGCTGCAACCGCTGTCGCAACCGACGCGCCGCAAGGTAAGTGTCGCCAATCAGGCGGCGGCATTCTGGGGTTATTTCACGCCTGCCCCGGAGGTTGTAACCGTCGACAAATGGTTCGTCCCTCTCGGCACTCCCGTCAAATTGCCGGCGGCGCTGCTGGTTGGGCAGCAGCAATGGTTCGCGTTCATTTCGTTGGGCGAGCCTGGTCCTGCACCGGCCAGGAGCACAACTTCGGAACGCGATTTGAATCTCCCGGTGACGGAACGGGACAACACCGCCAGAGGCCAGCGCGAGAACCTAGCCCGCGGCAAACGCCAGAACGCCGCAATCGGCAGGCGCAACAATAACCCTTCAGGCAAGAGGTCGAATTAGAGATATGAGAGCCGGGCGCCTCGATCGTCACATCACCATCCAGCGCAAGAGCTCGAGCTATTCCGACACCGGCGAGCCGATCGACACATGGTCGGCGCTCGCCGCCGACAAGCCGGCCTCGGTGTCGCCGGTGCGCGGCGAGGAGCGGTTTTCCGGCGAGCAGTACATCGCCCGGCAGCAGACTGAATTTCGCGTCCGCTGGTCATCCGATCTCGCCGATCTCACGCCGCTCGACCGCATCATCTATCCATCCGCCGACGCTGGCGATCCGCCGACAGCCTCGATTTACGACGTGATGGCCGTGAACGAGATCGGGCGCCGGGAAGGGTTGCAGATCATCACCGCCAGGCAGACCGACCGATGAAAAACATTCGCGCCGCCGTTCGCGCGCTCCTGCTCGCCGATTCGACCGTCAATTCGCTGGTCGGCGGCGTGCGCATCCATGTCGTGCGCCTGCCGCAAGGGCAAAAGGATCCGTCGATCGTGTTCAACCGCATCAACGAGACCGGCGACTATCACATGCAGGGCGATTCGCGGCTGGCGCAAACCCGCATCCAATTGGATGCCTGGGCATTGCGCAATGATAGCGCCTGCCAACTCGCCGATGCCGCCTATGAGGTCATGACCGGCTTTGCCGGGAATGTCGTCTGGGGCTCGAATTCGCCGACCGAGACCGTCACCATCATGGGCACGTTCCTCGACCAGGGCCGCGAGGATTTCGATCAGGTGGCCGAGCTCTTTCGCATGTCGCGTGATTACATCGTGTTCTACCGCGCATGAAGGTCAAGGTCGAAGGCGTTTCCGAAACGCTCGAGGCCCTGCGCGAGTTGCCAAAAGCAACGTCGCGCAATGTGCTTCGCCGCGCGCTGATCAAGGCGGCGACGCCGATCGAGCAGCAGGCCGAGCAGTCGGCGCCGGTGCGCACCGCGAAACTGAAAGTCTCGATCACTGCCGGCACCGCGCTGTCGAAACGCGAGCGCACGAAGCAACGGCGATGGGAGGGCTCGGTCCCGGTCATGACCGTCGCCGGCTGGCGCTCGGAACCGAAAACGGCCGTGTATGTATTCGTCGGCGCCGGACCGCTACCGCAGGCGCGGATGCAGGAATACGGCACCGTAAACCATGGACCGCAGCCGTACATGCGCCCGGCGTGGGATGCCAACAAGATGAAAGCATTGACGACGATCAAGGCCGACATCTGGCACGAGATCGACAAGGCGCGGGCGCGGCTTGCCCGCAAGGCCGAGCGCATTGCCGCCAAGATCAAATCCACCGCGTAGCTAACCGCGTAACTTCCCCATAGGAGAACGACCAATGACCGACGCCCTGCTCGGCTACGGCAGCCGTTTCGCCATCGACGACGAGGATTCGCCGACCAACTATGTCGAGATCGCCGAGGTTCGCTCGATCACGCCGCCGAGCGAAACCATCGACATGATTGACGCGACGCACATGCAATCGCCGGACCGCCGGCGCGAATTCATTTCCGGGCTGATCGACGGCGGCGAGGCGTCGTTCGAAATGAATTTCATTCCCGGCAATGCCAGCGACCAGCGGCTCAACGTCATCTTGAACCTGGCGGCCGGCGTCTCGCGCCGGCGCAGCTGCAAGATCACCTATCCTAACGGCGTGTACCAGATTTTCGACGGCGAGCTCACCGGCTACGAGAAAACCGTGCCGTTCGATGATCGCATGGGCGCGACCGTGACCTTCAAGGTGACCGGTGCGGTCACGACCTTCGTGACGTGACGCCATGGCAAATCCGCATCGGGGCGAGGTTTCGTTCACCGTTGGCGAGGCGACCTATACGCTCAAATTCGGCACCAATGCCTGGGCCGAGGCGGAGGCGGCGACCGGGCTCGGCACCGTTGCCATCATCGCCGCGGTCATGGGATGGAGGGATCCGGAAAAAATCAGTTTCGGCATGTTCCGAAAACTGATGTGGGCGGGCTTGCGCAAGCATCATCAGGGCTTGACGCAGGAAGCGGTCGGCGACCTGATCGACGAGGCCGGCGGCTTCATGGCGCTGCAGGAAACATTTTTCTCGGCCTGGAACAAGGCCTGGCCGACGGCGGATCCGGACATGCCGGCGAGCCCTACGAACGGGCGTGGGACTGGAATCGGCTTAGACGAGATTTCATCGCGCTAGGCTACGATCCGGACTCGTTCTGGGATCTCACGCCCGCAGAATTGCAACTCTATTTCGATGCCGCGCAGGATCGCAATGATCGCGCGCACAATGCCCGCGCGTGGATCGCCTATCACGTCGCCGGCCTGGCGCGGGTGCGAAAGTTTCCATCGCTGCGCTCGCTCGAGATCCATCGCCGGCCGCGGCGGCAATCGTGGCAGGAGCAACTCGACGTCATGCTGATGTTCCGCGGCACGACCGTGCACCTATCGAAGGATAAGCAGAATGGCTGACATCATCGGCGCGGTGCGCGTCGTTCTCGGCGCCGATACTGCCGCTTTCGAGAAAGGGCTCGGCGGCGCTGCAAAGCGCATGGAGCAATTCAAAAAGGACATGGCGCTCGCCGGTGTCGCCATCGGTGCTGCCGTCACCAGCGCTGCGATCGGGCTCGGTGTCGCCATCAAGCGCTCGATCGACGAGGCCGACAAGCTCGGCAAGATGGCGCAGGCTTTCGGCGTGCCGGTCGAGGAGCTCTCGAAGCTCAAGCACGCCGCCGACCTTTCCGACGTGAGCCTCGAGCAACTCGGCACCGCGCTCGGCCGGCTGTCGCGCAACATGAGCGATGCCGCGGACGGCACCGGGCCTGCAGCGGATGCATTCCGCACGCTCGGCATCAACGTGCGCGACGAGGTTACCGGCGGCCTCAAGTCGGCATCGCAGATCATGGAGGAAGTCGCCGACAAGTTCGTCGGGATGCAGGACGGCGCCGGCAAGACCGCGTTGGCAATTCAGATCTTCGGCAAGGCCGGCGCTGCGCTGATTCCCATGCTTAATGAGGGCGGTGCCGCCCTGCGCGCCATGGGCGAGGAGGCGGAAAAGCTCGGACTGGTGATCAGCGAACGCACCGCCAAGTCGGCCGAGGCATTCAACGACAACCTCACCCGCCTCGGCAGGGTGTGGGATGGTGTCGTCAATCGATTGATGGCCGAATCGGTCGGCACGCTCGAGGCCGTTTCCGCCGAATTTGTCAGCCTAGCCAAGGATATCGATTTCGTTACGCAGACCGGGCAAATGCTCGAACGCTGGATGTTCAACATTGCCCGGCTGGCAATTCAGGTCGGCGGCGCCATCGAGATCGCGACTGCCAATTTCCGCGGACTGGCCAATGTCGCGCGCGAGATCGCGAGCGGGGATTTTACCGGCGCCATTGCGGCGTGGAACAAGAACGCCGGCGAGATGGTCGCCATCAATGATCGGGTCAATGCCTCGATCGATCGGATGACCGCGGCATTCGCGACCGTGCCGATCGGGCAGACCATGTTCGGCGATTTTGCCACGCAGGCGGACAAGGCCGACAAGAGCCTGGCGCCGGTGATCGAAAAGACCGGCCGGCTCAAACGCGAGTACAGTGAACTAACCGATCACATGCGCAAGACCGCGGGTCTCGGCGACAAAATACGGCAAGAGCTCGCGACGCCGTTCGACGAAATCAACAAGAAGATCGCCGAGGCAGATTTTGCTTTCCAAAGTTTCGAGATCAACGCCGAGGTACTCGCAGCACGAATGCAGCAACTCGGATTTCAAATGGCGGCGGTCTGGGGTCAGGCGATGGGTAGCCTAGCAGGTTCTATCCAAACCGCGTTCACCGCCATCGCCGGCGAGAACAAGCAGATGCTGCAGATCGCCAAGGTGGCCGGTGCCGCCGAAGCGCTGATCAATACTTTCGTGGCGCAGTCGAAGGCGCTGGCGCAGGGCGGCATTTTCGGCTTTGCCGCGGCCGCCGCCATCCTGGCGCAGGGCCTCGCCCTCGTCGCCTCGATCAAGGCCGTCGATATCGGCGGCTTTGCCCAAGGCGGCAGTTTCATGGTGCCCGGCGCCGGCGGCATCGATAGCAAAAAATTCATGATGTCATTGACGCCCGGCGAGCGCGTCGACGTGCACAAACCGAGCGATGCCGGCAATCGCGATCTGGTCGTGCGCGGCATCCGGCCGCGCGATCTGTTCACCGGCGAGATGGTGCGCGAGATGGTGCTGCAACTCGATGAGTGGGTAAAGCACGGCGGCACCGGCATAAGGCACGCGCGATGATTTTCAGCGAGGACAATCTCACGCTCTCGGCGCTCGATGCAGTGGTGCCGGTCATCGGTTACGACAACATCGTCACGACCGAGACTCTCACGACGACGACCGCGGATGCGGATTTTCCCGCCGTCAATCTCGCCAACGCCTCGACTGCGCTAAAGTGGGTCGGCGGCATCAACACGACAGGCGAGGAATTTGTCACCGTCGACATCGATTCGCTGTCGGTCGACTACATCGCGATTGCCAAGCACAATTTCGGCACCGAGCAGTATACGGTCGCGATCGAGGTCAACACCGGCAACAGCCCGGATTGGGTGCCGCTGTCGTTCACCGGCATGTCGATCACCGACGATGCGCCGATCATCTGGCGGTTCGAGCCGCAGACATTGACCGGCATCCGCATCAAGATCACGACGGCCGGCGAGGGCGACGTGCCGCCGGAGATCGCGGTCATCTATGTCGGCACTCTGTTGTACCTGGAACGCAGCATCAAGGTCGACGTCGATCACATTCCGCTGGCGCTCGGGCTGCGCACGACCGTCACGAGCGGCATGAGCGAGAGCGGCAATTTCCTCGGCCGCAATGTGCTGAAGCAACATCAGGAAAGTATTGCCGAATTCGCATGGTTCGAGCCGGATTGGTATCGAACGAATTTCGATCCGTTCGTCGAGGCGGCGAAAGATACGCCGTTCTTTTGGGCGTGGAACCCTTCCGAATATCCCCAGGATACCGGATATGCCTGGCTGATCGCTGACGCCCAGCCGGCCGTGCATCCGGCGACGCGGCGCATGGCGGTGAACCTCGAGATGCGGGGCATTGCGTGACGCAATGGCGCACGTTGTCACCTATGTCGAGATCGACGTTGACCATTGCTCGCTAACCTACAGCGTGCCGCCGTGTGAGGCGTCGCTCGGCAGTGCCGGCATATCTCTGTTACTTCACCTGGATGGCGCCGATGGCTCTAGCACTATCTCTGACAGTAGCGGCAACGGGCATACTTTCACTGCAGTAAACGGTGCGGTGATCGATGTCGATCAAAGTGTATTCGGTGGTGCCTCTGTTTTACTGGTCGCCGCGAGCAACCATTATCTGCGCGGCGATGGCAGTGCGGATTTCGCGTTCGGTACCGGCGACTTCACGATAGATTTTCGGTTTAGAACTCCGTCTGTCGATACTGATGTGCTCTATGATGGCCGTGCGCTCGGTGGCGATACTCAGGACTGCCCGTCGCTGTATCTTTTGGATGGCGGCAGCGGATTCAAACTGAGGTATTATACGCAGGGCAGCGATCGCCTTGTCAGCACCACGACGATCGCACCCGATACCTGGTACCATTGCGAAGTGACACGCTCGGGGGGTACGACGAGGCTTTTCCTTAATGGGGTTAGCGAGGGCGGCACATTCTCCGATTCCGTCAACTATACGAATTCATCGAACCGGCCATTGATTGGAGGCCTCGGAACTACCGAAGCAACGAATTCCTGGGGCGGCTGGATCGATGAATTGCGCATCATCAAGGGTACGGCGGCGCATACTGCAAACTTCACTCCGCCGACCGAGCCTTATTCATCCGGCGCTGGCACCGGCACGCGCAAGTGTTTCAACAGTCTGGGCACGTGCCAGGATCCCGAGAATTTCACCAATGAGCCGGCGACGTATCGCTTCAGCGAAGATACCGGCTTCGATCATCCCGGTGTCTATGCGTTGCCGTTGATCAAGGAAATCGACATCAAGCCGTCGATCCTCTCGCTCGGTGGCGACCTCGGGCAGCGCTCGGTGATCACCGTGCGATTTCGCGATGCGCGGCACAGCGACGCCAGCCCGGACTATGACAAGTATGCCGATGAGCGCGATTACAATCCGTTCACGCAAGGCACTTATTGGGGAAAGTTTCGCGCCCGCAATCCATTCCTGCGCGGCCGACCGCTGCGGCTGCTCTGGGGCACCCTCGAGGATACGCTCGAGAGCATGGAAACCCGCCTGTTCGTGATCGACAAGTTCAGCGGGCCTGATCTCGATGGCATGTTCGAGATCGTCGCCAACGATCCTCTCATCGACGCAGTGGGAGAACGGGCACAGGCGCCTCTATTGAGCGAGGGTGTTCTCGCGGGTGTGGTGCAGAGCGACTCGCCGATCTCGACCAGCTTGGAGCTCGAGCCGGCGGGTGCCGGCGCGGCCTACGGCTTGGACGGTTACGCCAATATTGGCGGAAAAGAAATCGTGTTGTTCATGGCGTCGCACGAATTCCTTTCCGGGTTCTGGGATTTCGAGACCGGGCTCGACAGCCTGGCGCGGCCGGTTTCCAGCGGCGAAGTGCAGAACGGGCTCGCCTTCGTTGCGGTAGGAAATGCCGCGGTTACCTCGGCGACATCGGCATTCGGAACGCAATCGCTCGCGCTCGATGGTACCGGCGATTACATCGCCAACAATGATCTAACCGGGCCGTTCACGCCAGCCGCAGCCGACTGGAATTTGGAAATATACGCGCGGCTCACTTCGCTTGGCGTAGTGCGGTATCTGTGGGATCAGCGGCCATCGGCGACGAATGGTCTCTACATTACGCTACGTGTGAATGCCTCCAATGTGCTCGAATATTTTACCAACAGCGCAGTACAGATAACCGGCTCGACGGCACTGCAAGTCAACACCTGGCACCGCATTCGCCTGAGCAAATTGAGTAGTCAAACGCGCCTGTTTCTGGACAACGTGCAGGAAGGCTCGACCTACGCCGACACGAATAGTTATCTCAGCGGCGGCTCGAACCGACCGATCATCGGAGCCAATGGCAACTCGCTCGGCTCCAACGCATGGATCGGACAGCTCGACAATATCATCTATGAGGACGGGCAGGGGTTCGCGACCGATCCGAGCTCGGTGGCGGTGCGCACGACAATTCAGGATTTCGACATCGGCGACGACTGGGCCATCACCCGCGGGCAACTCGGTACCGAGGCGCAGAATCACGAGGCCGGCGATCGCGTGCAGCTGGTGTTGCAATATTCATCGCAGGATCCGGCCGACATCATCTACGACCTGCTGGTGAATTACACCACGATCGACGAAGCGTTCATCCCGCTGTCGACGTGGCAGACCGAGACCGAGACGTTTCTCGGCAGCGAATACAGTGCCGTCATCGCCGAGCCGACCGACGTCGACGAGCTCATCGGCGAATTGCTCGACCAGGCGGCGCTAGCGTTGTGGTGGGATGAGGTCACCCATCTGATCAGGCTGCAGGTGCTGCGGCCGGTGCCGACGACGGCCGATCGCTTTTCCGAGCAGAACACGCTCGCCGAGACCATGGAGGTTCGCGATCAGCCGGACAAACGCATTTCGCAGGTGTGGACCTACTTCGGTCTGATCGATCCGACAAAGCCGCTCGACCAGACGGACAACTATCGCACCAGCGAGGTCACGACCGACCTGGCGGCCGAGGCCGACTACGGCTCGCCGATGATTGTGAAGATATTTTCGCGCTGGATACCGTCGACCGGCACGGCGGTGGCACAGACGTTGAACAACCTGAAACTGCAGATGTACCGCGATCCGCCGCGGCGATTCAATTTCGAGCTGCTGCGCAATAACGCGGTCAACGTGCAACTCGGTGGCGGCTATCAGCTGGCGCACTGGTCGTTTCAGGATGATGTCGGCGCATTGGTCGACGTGCCGGTGCAGGTGACCAGCGTCGAGGCGCGGACCGATCGCCTGCTGGTCGAGGCAGAGGAGCTCCTGCTCGAGGAGGAGGATTTTGGCTCGCCGCCGACGCGCTATCTGATCATTGCCACCGACACCAATGATTTCAATTTCCGCGAGGCCTATGACGCGCTCTATGCCGATCCGGCCTCGGGCGACGTCGCGGTGTGCCGCATCGAGACTGGCGTCACCGTCGGATCGACCGATGACGATGAGCCGGCGTTCACGGTCGGCACCTGGCCGGCGGGCGTAACGCTGGTTCTCGAAATCCAGGCTGACGCCCGCATCCAGGGCCGCGGCGGCCGGGGAGGCTCGGGAGCCTCGGGGCCGATCTCCGGAACCATCGGCGCGACGGGCGGCACGGCGCTGTTCACCGAACAGGCGATGACCGTGCGCCTGCTCGACGCCTCGTCGGCCATCTGGGGGGGCGGCGGTGGTGGCGGCGGTGGCCGGCGTGGCAGCAGCAGTACCGAGCAGGGCGGCGGCGGCGGCGGCGGTGCGGGCACGCTCGGCGGCATCGGCGGCACCGGGCCCGGCAATGCGGAGAACGGGGATCCGGGCACAAGCACGGCCGGCGGCGAGGGCGGCCTCGGCGCCTCGGATGCTGGCATTACCCGCGGCGGCACGGGCGGCACGGGCGGCGGGCCCGGCCTGGTCGGCAGCGCAGGCACGGGCGGCACGACCGGGACCAACGGGGCCGGCGGTGCGGCCGGCAATGCGGTGGATGGCGACTCGTTCATCACCTACGAAGGCAGCGGCGACATTCGCGGCGGGCAGGTCAACTAACAGGAGCAACGGCAATGCGGATCGTGCTCTCGAGCGGCCATGGCAAGCACGTCCGCGGTGCGGCCGGGCCGGAGTCGTGGGGCCTCGACGAGGTTGACGAGGCGCGGCGGGTTGTCGATCGCGTGGCGGAATTGCTCAACGCGGCGGGCGTGAGCTGCAAGACGTTCCACGACAACACCAGCACCACGCAATCGCAGAACCTGAATACCATTGTGAATTTTCATAATAATCAGTCGCGCGATTTGGATGGGTCTGTCCACTTCAACGCCTATCAGACGACGAGTAAGGCGATGGGTTGCGAGGTTCTCTATGTGACACAGCAGGCACTGGCCGACAAGGTTTCCGAGGCGATCGCCTTTGCCGGCACGTTCACCGACCGGGGGCCGAAGAAACGAACCGATTTGGCATTTCTGAATGGCACGCACGAGCCGGCAATTCTGATCGAAACCTGTTTCGTCGACAGCAGCACCGATGCGGCACTGTACCGGCAGCATTTCGAGGAAATCTGCACGGCCATCGCCGAGAGTATTTCCGGCGAGGAGATTGCGCCTGTACCGGAACCGCCGGAACCGCAGCCGGAACCGGAGGAACCGACGACCGGGGTTGTTTACGGCCTGGCCGGCGGTGACCTGCTCAACATCCGGGCCGAGGCGAACGGTGATGCACCGATCATCGGCACCGCGGCGAACGATGACCAGTTGATGGTCGTCGGCTCGATGACCACGGGCTCGACCAAATGGCTGCGCTGTTCCTTCGGTCAGCAGGATGGAATCGGCGTCTCGGTTTTCGGATGGGCGAGCTCGAGCTATGTGCGCGTCGAGGATGCGGCCGGCGGCACATGGCACGAGAACATCACCGCGACCATCTTCGGCCACGGCAGCGATGCGCAGGAAAGCGCGTATGGCGGTTGGATCGACGAGGATACGATCGGTGTGTCATTTCCGTACAAGTGGCGCGACAGCCCGCGGCCGACGCGCATCCTGATCGAGAACATCGACAACGGCAGGAAAACCGAGGTCAACCTCGTCTGCGACGTCGGGCCATGGAACACCGACGATCCGGACTATGTGCTCGGCAATGCGCGGCCGCTGGTCGAGCAGCAATACGAGGATGGCGAAAAAGCGCAGAACGGCCGGGTGCCGAGCAACACCGCGGCGATCGACCTGACCCTGCCGGTGGCGCAGGCGCTCGGCATCAGCGTCGAGGCCGGGCATGGCAAAGTGCGATGGAGGTTCGCTTGACCGGGCCTATCGAGACCGGCGGCAAGGTTGCCGCCAGTATCGTCGAGGGCTTTCGCGGCCAGCCGGCGATTTTGGCATTGGTCATTTTCAATCTGGCGTTCATGGGAATCGTTTACTTCACGTCGCGCGATACGCGAGAGCGCCAGCACCAGATGATCAAATTGATAAACGAGAACGAGACCAGATTGCAGGCGCTGGTCGAACGCTGTCTGACGATGCCGCGCAGTGATGCGCCGGCCGATCAGTCAACGCGGGGATGAGCGGTCGGGGCGAAGGCGGCACGGGCTTCGTCGCGCCACCGCAGCCGCTCGTTCTCCGCTTGCAGGCGGCCGATCTCGTCGTCTCTCTCCTCAATTACTCGGCAACGTCCGTACCAAGCATCGTGCGCCGCTTTCAGCTCCGCTTGCAGGCGGTCTCTCTGCGCCTCCATTTCCGAAGCTCGAGCAATCCATTCATTGCATTTGATGCGAACCCGCCTGATCTCCTCGGCGGCCTCATCCAGCAGAGCCAAGGCCCCGTAAGGCAAGCAGCGCACATTGATCCGCTCTACGATGTCCATTCTCATTCCTCCCCGCTTGCGCCTGTGACATCGACAGACCGCCAAGCCCATCCCACGATGTGCCAGCCCACCGTCCATGTCCCCGGTGATAGCTGGTACCAGCACCAATCCCAAATAGGCTCACGTACCTTCCGCAACCTCCACCCACCCCGTTCCGTTGCATTCGGTGCATGTGATGGTGTCGCAGTAGTACGGATCGTCATGCCGGGGGGCAGGCTCTTCGTGGGGCCGCCGAGCCCACCACACCCAGGGCATGTATCCCACCGCACGTGGTCGTCTTTGAGCGCGGCCATCAGGTCTTTATCGAAACCTAATGCAGAGTGCTTGTCTGCATCAATTCGTAATCTCGATTGTAGCCGCAGTAGCCACACCAGCCGATGTCCTGCGGTGTCTTTCCGCAGCGCCGGCAAACGGGTGTCTTGCCCTCAGATTCCAGACTGCGCTTCATTATCTTATCTGCAATGTCCTCACCCATCCGCCGCCTCCTTCTGCCGTGGCCGGTGCTCGTTACATGTGGAGCGATAGCCGTCATCTGTCGGCGTCCCGCACGTTGCAGCCCACCAGCATCCCGGCTCATCACACGCCCATGGCTTGTCGTTGACTGAATGGCAGTTAGGGCAGCCGGTGATAACCTCGCTGGCATCGAATGGGTTGGCGGCTCGTAACAGGTCGTGGTCCTGACCGCGCCAGCTACAGTCGGGGCAAATCATCTTGGGCATCTCGCCTCCTTCTGCCGTGAACGATTTGTCTACTATTTTGTCTAATCCGGTTTCAGTCGAAACGGTTGCCGCGCAAGTGATTGAAAAGATTGACTGGGGGACTAGGATTCGAACCTAGATTAACGGAGTCAGAGTCCGCTTTTCCACGTTGATTCCGTTCGCTGATTTTGTCTAACAGCAGCGATTTCGCCACCGAAATCATTGGGGAATTTCCCCACAGTGTCTAACATGCTGGTCTCCATACGGCCATTGCGCGCCGCAATCCTCGCATGCGCCTCGGTCAACATTCCAGCGGTGACCGCCTTTCGTTGAGCAAGTCGAAAACAGCGTGGTAAATCTTCTGACTGCCTCCTCGACGCAATCATCCTCATCGCATTTCTTCATTGCTGCTTTCCTCTGTGCAGCCGGTGCACCATCGCCGTCATTTTCCTTTTTCAGATCGGCGCCGCGGACCGCGGTCAAAGCTAGCTACCAGCTTTCCGCTGATGAGCTCCTTAATCATGAGTTTCTTAGCTGCCCGTCTGGTCATTCCTCTGGCGATTAGAAGATCAAGCCATTCTTCCAGCGTGTAGTCTTTTGCCGTGGGGCGTTTACGAATTTTTCCCTCCATGCAACCGGTGCACCATCGCCGTCATTTTGCGGCGCAAATCGGCGCCGCGGGCATAACCGCGGGCGGTCTCGAGCTCGGCCTGGCCGAGGAAATCGGCGATCGCCCGCTCGTCGAAACCGAGCTCGCGCAGGTCGACCGCCACCGAATGCCGCAGCCCATGCGGCGACAATCCGGCGGCGATCCGTCCCTCACCCTGCAACCTTCCCAGAAACTTTGCCAGCGATGACCGGAAACCATTGCCGGACCACGGAACGCCGTCGGAGTTGACTGCGAACGTGGTGGCGCTCGGATTGCGCTCGCGGGCGGCGTCGAGGATGGCGCGCAGCGGGGCCGGGCACGGCAGCCATACCAGCTGCCCGGTCTTGCGCGTGCGCAACTCGATTGCGGTGCCGTCATAGGCCGTGCGCGGCAGCGTGAGCGCGTCGCCGGTGCGTAGCCCAGCGTAACGCATCAGGGCGAGCGGCACCCGCAAGTGCAGCGGCGCCGCGGCGAGCACGGTGTCGCGCTCGGCCGATGTCCATGGCCGGTTCTTCCGCGGCAGATGTTTCGGCCGACGGATCCTGGTGACCTGACCGCGCAGCGGATTGGTGTCGACGTGACCGTAATCGCGTCCCCAGGTCAGCACCGCCGAGGTCACGGCCAGGACGTAGTTGGCGAAGCGGAATCCGTGCGCCTTGTGCGCCTTGTCGATGAGCGCGCGGCCGAACGGCGCGTCGAGTTCGACGAGGGGCAGGGCACCGATCGGGGCGAGCCAGGCGATGACCTTGCGATAGTCGGCGCGGGTGCGCGGGGCGAGCGTGTCGAATTTTGCGCCTGCTTGGTAGGCCTCGAACAACGCCGCCAGGGTGCCGGCGCGCGGCGGCAGTTTGCGTTGTGCTGCGACGGCGTCGAGCTCGCGGAAGAATTCCGGCGTGCCTGGGGTGCTGCGGATGCGCCGGCCGCTCGGCCGGTGGTAGATGTAGGTGCGACCGCGCGACCTATAGATTTTCAGGCCGCGCACCGGGATCCTCGCCATGCTTGCTGCCCTCGGACAAGCGGTCGAGCCAGGAGTTAACGCCGGACCATGATGCCCCGGAAAGGCTGTCGAGCCAACGGTCGATTTCGTGCTTGTCCCAACGTGCCAGCCGGGCGCTCTCGCCCATGCGGACCGGCACGACCGGACACTTCGCCGTGAATATCGGTTCTGAAACCTGACAATAGGCGGCGGCCTGCGCCCGTGTCAGCAGGCGCGGATGCATGCCGGCGGGCAGGTCGCGTTTTTTCATTCGCTTGCCGCGGTGGCTTCCTTTGCCTGTTCCATGAGTTGACGCAATTCCGGGCCGATCGCCTGCAGTTTGCGTTTGTCGGCGTCGCTGCGGCCTTTGTAGAAGGTATTGAATATCGCCTCGCCGCGGATGGCGGCCTCGCGCGCCATAGCCTCGACGGTTAAACCGGCGTCGGCAGTTGTGGCACCGTCCACCGACGCCGGCAGGTCCGCCGCGGGGACCGATAGCGGCGGTGCCTTTACTTCGCCGCGGGCCCATTGTGCGAGCGCGCGACCGATGCTCTCGTCGAGCGGTTTGCGCTCGGCGAACAGTTCTTTGAATTGCTCGGCTGGTTTAATCATGCGGCGCTCTCCCGGCTCGTCCGATTGCCAAGTTGGCACGCCGCCGGCGCCGGGCAGCAGCAGGCAATTGATTGTCATCTCAAAAACGAATTCCTCGCCTGCGATCGGCAGAAATCCTTGCGGCACGATCTGAGTCTTGCCGCCGACCTTCATCGGCCGGACCGTTTCCTTTGCGCGGAAGCAGAATATGAAATTTGCCGTCAATTGCAGCAGGCCGTTGATCAGCAAGCGGCGGTGCGCCTTCGGCTTTTGCCAGGCGAGCATTTTGACGCGCTCGCGTTTTTCGTAGTCGTTGCCGGCCAGGCGCTCGAGCTCGCGCTCGTGCAGGTCGAGCAGACCGCCGGGCGACTCGTGCTCGTGCGACATGCTGTCGACGATGATGATGCGGCCGCCGGCCTCGACGCAGGTACGGATGGCGGTGAGGTAGTCGAGCGAGCCGAACGGCGCGTCGAATTTCACGTGCTGGAATTTGAAGCGGTCGGCATAGTGCAGCATACGCCGCGCTTCGGTGTCGATCCCAAAAATTTCGCCGCCGATGACTTCCTGCATGCCGGTGGCGAGGCGCAATGCGGAGAAAGTTTTGCCGCCGCCGGATGGTCCGGTCAGGCCGACGAGCAGCGGCACGGATTCGCGGACGGCCGGCTTGGCAACGAAGGTGCGGGCGGGGATGGTCATTCGGCTGATGGTCCTTTGCGGCGTGGCGACAACGAGATCGCCCATTCGATTGCCGTGAATGCGGGCAGGTCATTCGAGGTTCCGCGGGCGGTGCGTTCCATCTTGCGCCTGGTCGCCTTCGACAGACTCTCGAATGCAAGTTCGCGTTGGATGCAGTCGACCGAAAAGCGTGCCTGCTCGTTGATGTCGAGGGCGTCGAGTTCGACAATCTCCGACTGATGTCCGCCGCGCTTCAACTTGTTGCGTGCGCCATTGAGCCACCATTCCGGCAAGCGGCTCGCGATTTCCGGATCGGTCAAGCGGCGAATGCCGACGCGTGGCTTGATTGCAATCCAGACGGCATTATGGTCGCGCTCGAGGATGTATCTGGCATATCGCAACTTGCCGTTTCGCGGCTCGATCTTGGCAAGGATCTGTTTCAGATCCTTGTAAGTGACGAGCGTGCCTTTTTCGAAGGCCTGCAAATAGCGCACCAATTGTGCGGTTTCTTCCGAGAGCTCGAATAGCTTATTCATGGTTGTTCGATCCTATGCGTTGCGTTGCGGTGTGGCGCGATGTGATGCGGTGCGATGTGACGTGACGCCGAGTGCTGCGGTGCGTTGCACAGTGCGGCGTGGAGGGGCGGAGCGATGCGACGTGGTGCGGAGCGGAGCGGCGCGTTGTGAAGCGATGCGTTGTGCAGCGCTGCGGTGCGGCGTGGGGCGGGGCGGAGTGCGGCGGTGCGCTGCGAAGCGGCGTGCTGCGCAGAGCAGCGATGCGGGGCGTAGTGGCGTGAAGTGTCGCGGTGCGATGCGATGCGTTGCGGCGTGGAGTGGTGCGGAGTGCCGAGATGCGGGGCGTTGCGAAGCGTCGAGGTGTGGCGCGTGGCGGGGCGATGCGTGGTGCGGCGCGGAGATGTGGGCGGAGAGGTGCGTAGCGCAGAGCGGCGAAGAGATGCGTTGCGGCGCGTTGTGGTGTGGAGCGAAGCGTCGCGATGCGGTGTGTTGTGTTGCGGGGCGAGGAGATGCGGCGGTCATAGTTTAACATCCGTCCATTCGAATTTGGTTGCCTTGAAGCGGCCGTTGATGCCGCCGTTCTCTGGTCGGAAGCGGCCGATGCCGACGATGATGCCACCGGATTTCATGTGAGTTTCGAAGATTTCCTGGGTGATCACGTCATCGACGACGGTGAATTCCGCGATACCGTGCCATTTCTGGAATTGCGGAAAGCGACGAGGCACGCGACTGCCAGAACCGCGTCTGCCGTCGGCGTTAGCGTTGATCTTCGTCATCTCTGCGTCGGCTTTCGTCAACGCTTTGCCATTGAGGATCGGGACGTCTGCATCGCAGATGACTCCAGACGTGAAAAAGGTTTTGTAGGTTGCGCCGCGCCGGCCGGCGACTTTCAAACCTAGTTTGAACGCAGTGGTGTCGAGCATTTGTTTCAGTGCCATTGCCGGGATGCAAACCTGCCCGGATTTATTCACGGTGCATTTTTCGCGCCATGTTCTGACGTCGTGATCCTCATGGGATTCACGATCGAGAAACGGCGCATCATGCTTGGCGCTCTGCGAATACGGCGAGCCTGGGATATTCTCGATATGAACGCGGACTTTACGCATGGCGATTTCCTTTCAGGGTTGGCGTTGCGTTGTGAGGTGTTGCGCGGAGGAGTGCTGCGGCGTGGCGCGAAGCGTTGTGATGCGGAGAGTCGCGGGGCGATGAGCTGCGGCGCGTGGCGGAGCGGCGTGCAGCGGCGCAGTGCGCGGTGGAGTGCCGAGTAGCGGTGCGAAGCGCGGAGCTGCGGGGCGGTGCACTGTGACGTGATGCGAGGCGCGGCGCGGTGTGACGAGATGCGGTGCGGGGCCGAGCGTTGCGTGGCGTAGAGCGGCGGAGTGCTGAGACGCGGAGTGCGGCGGAGCGGTGAGCAGTGCTGCGGAGCGTTGCGCGGCGATGCGCGGCGCCGAGTTGCGTGGCGTGGTGAGGCGCAGCGATGCGCTGAGGAGCGTGGCGCTGGATTGGAAAATAGGCAGGGGTCATCCTCCTCTAAGATCGACGAGCATTTGCCGATCGGTTGCTACATCTTGCGCGATGTATTCTGCGCTCGCCCAAGGCGGCAAATCTGGCGATTGGATTTCCAATTGATAAGCAGGCCATAAGTCGAGATTGGTACATGTGCGCCATGTTTCGAATGCTTGTCCGAGAGACCGGCGACCGTAGGTGAGAACGCTTTCGCTAACCTCGGCCACCGAGAGGCAATAGGGTCGCTCGACTTCCTGCACGACGAACAGAAACCGCCAGCGGCCGGCGTTGTCCGGCACCAGATTGTGCAGCCCGCGCTCGGCCATGGCGGCCTGGATGTGCCAGCCGTGGTCGGCCATGCGGCGGGAGAGATCCTGCGGCGCCGCCGAGCTCGAGGTCGTCTTGTAGTCGGCGACGATGAGATGCTTCGGCGCCAGCCAATCGATCATCGATCGACACCAAAATGGATCTTTCCAGGCCATCACCGCCTCGCCGATTCCGGTTTGAAACAGATGGCCGAGGGCGCGATCATCCAACTGCTCGCGGGCGGCGGCGACCATGCGCTGCGCGATCTGGTGATGCTTGCCGAGCACCGGGCAAAGGCCGCGGGCGATGGCCTCGTCGCGGGCGTTCTGCGCCGCCTTGGTGCGCCAATCGGGCGCGTCGATGATCTCGATATCCTTGCCGCGGCCGATCAGCAGCTGGTGCGCGACGTTACCGATGTCGAATTTCTTGTCGTGGTCGGCGACGAAATCCGGATTGAGCCGCGGATGGCAGTGCCAGGCGTGCAGCGGCGAGCGCTGGATCAGTTTCTTGCAGATCGATTGCGTGAGTGACGGCTGCGGGCACGGGTCGGCGAAATAGTCGGCGACCGGGAAGTGCTCATAAATTCCCGGCTCGCTAATTCTGGTCGGCATGGTTGTCGCTTTCGTTCGGCAGCCGGTAGACCCATCGTTTGCCGCGCGGATCGGCGGCGTCGGTTTTGCGGCGCTGCAAGGCTCCGTACGCGTACATTTTCGAAACCAGCGAGCGTACTTCCTCGGGCGCACGGTGCAGGTGCCGCGCGAGCTCGGCGGATGTGAGCCCGCGCGGCCTTGCTGCACGCAAGTGGTGACGGATACGTTCGTGCAACGAAGTCATCACGCGTAATCCACGCAACGTAACGAGAGTGGTGCGCGCCGACCGGCTGCATACTCACGAGGCATTCACCGCATCATGCGAGCCGGTCTTGGTGCTCGAGCCGCGCACTGCCCGAGGTTGTCCGATGCGGTGAATTCAATGCCGTGTTTTGTCCATCATCCGTTCGTTGATCGCGGTGAGCGCCCGCACGCAGGCTATATGCAGCGTGAGGAATTCTTCGCGTACCGCGCTATGATGACTTGCCAGCAGGATCGCCAGCAGGTCGGCGAGCACGGCGCCGACGATGCTTGGCGGATGACCGGCGAGGAGCGGACAGATCGCGATGGTCAACCGCTCGACTTCGGCGACGTCGGTGCTGCTCATCATCATGGGTGCGTTTCATCCCAGAAGGTGGCGAAGCGGGCGCGCTCGGATGCCATCACGGCGGTGCAGGCGTTCACCAGCCCGGTGAAGCGCTGCACCATTGCGGCGTGCTTTTCGCCGGATCGGCGGATGGCGTCGGCGAGGATGCTGGCCTCGGATTTGAGCGACTCGCCGATCGAGAACACCATGGCGGCGGATTCCTCGATCTGGCGGGCGGAGGTTTCGCAGACGGCGCGGATGGCCTCGGCGGAGAGAGCGCCGGCCTGCGAGGATTGCTGCGATACGACGACCTCGTTGTGGGACGGCTCGGCGGTGGCCTCGGGCGCGCCGATATCCTCGGCGAGCCTGTCCATGTCGACGTCGACGCCGGGACCATTATTCTGCGGTGAATTGCGTCTGCTCATGGTTAGAAATCCCTCGTTTCGTGGAACAGGATCGCCATCAGGACGCAGGCGACGAGCTCGCCGGCCAGGAAGGCGATGATGACCGCCGTGAGGCAGCCGATGGTCACACCGCGACCGCGGCGATCGCCATCAAGGTGATGGCGATGGCTGTGATCAGCGTGAAGTCGACGACGATATGAGTGATCATGACGGTGCCCTCGAATCTGCGGCACCGTTTGTGTCACCGATTAGGTGACCGGTCAAGCGGCATCGTCACCGTTGGGGTGACGGTGTGGACAATCTCATTTCACCGACTGGAAAACATGTCGCACCCTGGCGATGACCTGCAGGTCGGCCGTCGGGTAGATGGTTTCGGCGTTGGGATCGGTCGATTGCGGCTGGAACCGCGCCGGATTGATCATGTAGCGGCGGAACTTGCCGATGCCTTGGGCGAGCCGGAACACATAGGTGCTGCCCTCGATCAGTCGGGTATCGCTGCGATCGGCGACGATGATCGAGCCGACCGGCGCGAATAGGTTCATCGCCGGGACATCGACCTGCATGGCGATCCATGAGCCATGCGGCAAATCGGCAACGGTCACCGATTGCTTCGATTGCACCGGAATAACTGGTGTACTCAGGGCAAGGCGTGCCACTGCCGCCCAAGTCAGCAGCGGCACTTCCGTCGTCGAAAATCGACGGTTCGGAAACAACAGGCCCTCTGGTGTCGTACCGACATAAGGTGCGAGCCGCTCGGCCCATGGTGCGGTCAATTCCCGTTCACCATCGGCCCAACGCTGTACGTTCTGCTTACTGGTGCCGGCGAGCTCGCCGAGCGCGGTCGGCCCCAAGTGTGCAACTTTCATCGCCGCTTTCAAGCCGTTCGGAAACTTGCCTTTCATGCCGGCGAGGATGCGGCTGGCGTGCAGCGGTGGAAAAGCGGCCAGATTGGTGACCGCACAACTTGACTTGTCACCCCTTTGGTGACTAAACGCACGCATGAAACTCGCCGCCTATCTACGCAAGCAGAAAATTTCCGATTCCGAATTTGCCCGCAGCATCGGCGTCACCCGCCAGGCGGTGCACCGCTATCGCGTCGGCGGTCGGTTGCCGGCGTGGTCGGTCATTCAAAAAATCAAGTCGGCGACCGACGGCGCGGTGTCGGTGAATGATTTTTCGGCCGGCGATCGTTGCCCGACGTGCATGTCGCCGCGCCGGTGACGGTAGCAGGTGCAGGGGAAATGGGCAATAGCGTCGACGTTGATCCGGATCCTTTCGCCGGCCTTCCGAAACGGCACTATGGCGCGATCCTCGCGGACCCGCCTTGGAAGTTCATGACATTATGGGGAACGGACTCTGGCCCCGGCAACAGGTCCGCAGATTATCCGACGATGTCGATTGATGAAATCAAAGCGCTGCCAATTTCTGATTTAGCCGCAAAGGATTCCGTGATTTTCGTATGGGGAATCTGGATTCTAGTTTCAGAAGTGATCGATATCATCCGTGCATGGGGGTTTGAATATAAAACATGTGCATTCTGTTGGCTCAAAGCCAACGCAAAGCAATTGGACATGTTTCAGGAGGAATGGCCCACTGTCGACATCGGATTAGGATATTGGACGCGGGCCAACTCTGAGTTTTGCCTACTGGCCACGCGCGGCAAACCGAAACGGCTAAACGCTGATGTCCGGCAAGGCATCATCGCCCCGCGCCGCGAGCACTCCCGCAAGCCCGACGAGATTCACCAGCGCATCGAGCGACTCGTTGCAGGGCCATACCTCGAGCTATTCGCCCGACAGCACCGCCCCGGTTGGGATGTGTGGGGCAACGAAACAACGAAATTCAACAAGCCCAAGCCTTACGATGGCGATGATGATTTCTCCCGCTCCATCGACGAATGCTATCGCGAGATCCGCGAGCGCAAGGCTAACGGCGGGCCGGGATGGACGCCGCCTTAAATGATCACGCTGCGCGACAAGCTTGCCTGCCTCGAGCGGGAATTGCGCCGGCGCCGCCAGGTTTATCCGAACCGCATCCTGACCAAGCGCATGTCGCTCAAAAATGCCGAGCGCGAGCTCATCTTGCTCGAGGCCATCATCGGCGATTACGTCGAGATCATCGAGGGTACGGAGTAATCAAAAATATGTAACAGCGCGTATCAGATGGGAGGGGTCATTGATGCGTTGGTACAAGCGCGATTGCGATGCAGCACTCGTCGGTATGATCGGCCTGACGCTGGCAGAACGCGGCATCTACAACACGATCCTCGATCTACTCTACAGCCGCGACGGCGAGGTACCCGACAATGATACTTTCATGTTGCGGCATCTCGGTTGTCATTCGCGGACCTGGAAAGCAATCAAAAGCAGCCTAATCAGCAAGGGCAAAATTTGGGTCGCGGACGGTCGATGGCACGCCAAACGAGTCGAAAAGACCATCGCAGAAGCTAGAGAATTTTCATTCTTGAAGCCTTTGAAACGCCCCAAGAGCTATGCACGAGCTATGCAAGAAATGAAAAAACCCAACAAAAACAACGATCGACCTCGACACAACTACAACCACAGTAACAAAGAAGAGAGAGAGCGCGCGCGCGACCTCGAATCCGCAAACGAAGGAAGGCAGCACCAGCATGCAAACTCTCAGCCAATCAGTTTCAAGGATGCCCTCCACCGACTCCGAATCACCGGCGAGCAAATGGAGGCGGACGCAATACGCGAAGGCGGCGACGATCTTGCTCGGCTCATCGCGGACAGGAGAGGCGCACGATCCTGAAATCTACATAACTACGATCGTCCGCGTACTTTCCGATTATCCCGTCGAAATCGCCAATTGGGTCGCCGAACGATTGCCAGCCAAAGTGCCATGGCTGCCAAAGGCCGATGAGGTCCGCAAAGCCTGCGAGGAAGCCTATTCCACGACGCGCTACGTCAACGAATGGCAACGCCAGACCGCCAAGCAACTCGCCGAGCGACACGAATTCGAACGGGACCACGGACCAATGCCAGATAAACCAAAGCTCGAACCCCTCAACCTGTTCGTCGCCGTCGGCATGCCCGACTACGAAGCTATTCGCCTCTGGGCCGAAACTGCCGATGCACGACTGTGGCGATGGGATCCCGATCAACAAGGGTTCTGGATCGGCTACCGAACGTACACCCTCGAATTCAATCCCAAAGGCCGCGTCATCTGACCATGACCGCAGCACTGCCAGCACCGCGGCCGCAAACGGCGCTGCCCTGGTACGTCGCCGTCACCGCACCGCGCGCCGAGCAGTACGTCCACGACCGCCTCGACCGGCTCGAGCTCGCAAGCTGGTTCCCGAAACAGAAACGCCTCACCAAGCGAGGCATCGCACGCATCACCGAATTCTTCCCCATGTTTCCGTGCTACCTGTTCGTGTCGTTCGATCCGGCCGACAGCACCGCCTGGCAGCGGTTTTCCCAGATCGACAAATTCAAGCGCGTGCTGACCTACGACGAGCGACCGGTGCCGATCGCCGCACCCGTGCTGCAGATCATCGCCGACACCGAGCGCGAGCTAACATCGACGCGCCTGCTGCGCTATCGCCGAATGATCATCGCAGCCGGCGCATGGGTGCAGATCGTCGAGCATCCGTCATTCGCCGGCCTGTTCGGCAAGGTCAGCCACACCAACCGCAAATCCATCCTCGTCGAGGTCGACCTCCTCGGTCGCGCAACGCGCGTCATCCTCGGCCTCGAGCATGTCCGCATCGTTCGCTGAATTTGACGAAATCCCGATTTGGAACTATTGGGCTAGCCCTAGTGCCGCCGGCAGCTGGAACGTACCAAATCCAGGTTCGGCAACCGAGGCGACACACGTCGCCGGTCCGTGCTGCGCTATGCCGAAATCCCAGAAACTCCGATTATCCGCACGCAAACGCGGTTATTCCCGCAGATGGGAAATCTGCCGAGAAATCTTCCTGCGCCGAAATCCAATCTGCCGAATTTGCGAAACTCAGGGTTTCGACGTCCCCGCTACCGTGGTCGACCATATCCGCCCGCACCGTGGTGACCAGCGCCTGTTCTGGGATGAACGCAACTGGCAAGCCCTCTGCGCACCATGCCATGACCAGCGTAAGCAAGCCGATGACCTGCGAGGGTACCATACCGCCATAGGTCCGGACGGTTGGCCTACCGATCCACGCCATCCCCATAATGCACTCAAAACATGAGAGATTTATTTGGATTTCCAATTTCTGGGAAAAGGCCAAAAGGACGGCCACGCACTCGATTGATTGGGCCGAGCAGACCCAAAACAGAATTGCTAAAGCTTTGTTTGACCTGTGATAAATCGTTTTCGACGACCATAACGAACAAAATTTTCTGTTCTCGTAAATGCAATAAAAAATTGTACCTGAAAAATAGAGATTTGCGCCGCAAAGCCCTCAAAAAGGGTCTGGAAACGGAAAGATTTTCAGCCAAGGAAATCTTTGAACGTGACGGATGGTGCTGTCAGGCCTGCGGTACAGCCACATTGCGCACAACCGACAGGCAATACCTAGCGCCTAATGCACCAGAGTTGGACCATATTTTGCCGGTATCCAAGGGTGGATCACATACAAGAACCAATGTTCAATTGCTGTGTCGGAGATGTAATTCATTGAAGAAAAATATAATTCCGCCAGGTACTAGGTTGAATAGTAATGCTGTATTTCGAGAAGCTTATCGTTCATTTGATAAACACGGATCGAGTTGTTGGATAATTGCGGGGTGACACTCGAATGACCGGGGCGTAGTCGAAAAGTCGACATCGTTTACTTTCAGGAC